AAAATCAACGTGGCACTTTCCATCAGGTGCAACGATTTGGTTTACATACTTAGATAAAGATAAAGACGTAACTCGATTTCAAGGTCAAGCGTTTAACTGGATAGGTATAGACGAGATAACTCAATATCCAACTCCTTACGTTTGGGATTATCTCCGTTCACGATTAAGAACAACAGACCAAGAGTTACAAGAGCATTTGTACATGAGATGCACAGCGAACCCCGGAGGGGTTGGTGGTTGGTGGGTCAAGAAGATGTACATCGATCCATCTGAACATGGATCAACTTTTGCTGCAATGGATATCGAAACTGGCAAACCTTTCTTATGGCCCAAAGGTCACGAAAAAGAAGGAGAGCCACTATTCTATCGTAGGTTCATACCTGCACGTTTAACTGACAATCCATACTTGTTGGCAGACGGACAGTACGAAGCTATGTTGCGTTCACTGCCAGAGGTTGAACGTAAAAGATTATTAGAAGGAGACTGGGAAGTCACTGAAGGTGCAGCGTTCCCAGAATTTAGTAGGAGTAAACATGTTGTCCCTAGCTTTGAACTACCTACCAACTTCCCACGTATCAGGGCGGCTGACTACGGCTATGCGAGTCCTTCTTGTGTGCTATGGGGTGCAATTGATTGGGATAATAATATCTGGGTCTATCGTGAGTTATATGTAAAACAGTTGACAGCAGAGCAACTAGCCGATAGAATACTACAAGTAGAACAAGAAGATCCAACACCTCACTATACAGTTCTTGACTCTTCGTGTTGGAACAAGACAGGGTTCGGCCCTTCAATAGCAGAAACAATGATGAGATGTGGTGTCCGTTGGATACCATCAGATAGAAACAGATTACAAGGAAAGATGGAGATACATCGTAGGCTTGCAGATGATCCGAGAACAAACGAGCCACGAATAAGAATATTTCCAAACTGCGTTAACTTAATAAAACAACTTTCAGGTATACCGTTAAGTAAAACCAACGCAGAGGACGTAGATACGAAAGCAGAAGATCACGCATACGATGCGTTACGATACATGCTAATGACAAGGATGACAGGATATGTGTCTATTCATAAAACGCTTAATGGCATCAAAAATCAGGTCTACCAAGTCCATGATCAAACATTTGGATATTGATAAGAAATGGCAGAGATAACAAAAAATTCTACACTTAGAGAAGTTTTAAATTACTATGCTGAAAAAAACAAAAGAGGTAAATCTTTTGTCACAGAAGGTGTAAAATTTTTTAAAGATATAGCCGATGAAAAAGGATCGGCTGTAAAATTATTTACACCTGATAAAGCAGGGAAAACTTTATTAGCAAGAACATTACCTAACGTTTCTGAGGATGTAGGTTTAAAACAACCTATGCAAAATCTTCGTCAAGTCGGTTTAGTTTTAAAAGGTATTGTTTCTCCAAACGATAAATTGTTAGAAACTTTACCTGATGCTTCTACAAACACAGAAAAAAATTTAAGAATATTTGGTATAGCAGAGCCTGCGAAAGCAAAGTCTCTCGTGACTATAAGAGTCAATGAAAATACTATGAATGATTTTTTTAGTCAAATACACGAATTTAAAAAAGATCCAAAATTAGAAGCTATAGCTGATGCAACTTTATTTAACTTGAATACAGGTTTACGACCAAATGCTGCAGCAGGTTTAAAAGTGGGAGGAACTTATTTCCCTGAAAGTGGTGCTATTTATATAGATGCAGAAACAAAAGGTGCGAAAGGTAGAAGAATAAATGTACCTTTGAGTCCTCTCGCAGACTCTATATTACAAAAAAGAATAGCAGATGCTAAAGTAAAAGATAATCAATTTTTTGTAAAGCCAGATGGTAAAGTTGTAACATCAAAAGACATGACCTCTTTACTTAAAAAAATAAAAATTAAAGATTTTGTATTTGATGCAAGCACAAATAAATATTATGATAGTTTAGCTCCAGAGGGTGAAGAAGTACCCGGAAAAAGAGGTGCAGGTTTACTAAGAAATATACATACTAAAATAGGACAAAAGTCAGGAGTTCCTTTTGAAAGAATAGCTTATCTTCAAGGAAGAAGTCTTGTGTCGGCAGCACAAGGTTCTGTCGGAGAGGTTGTAACTTACGCTACGGACTTTCCGGGAGATATAGATCCTCAAGGATTTGATGCTCAAAAAGCAAATCAAATAAGTTCTATATTTGCTCCATCTGTTGAAAAATATGGGTATAATTTAACAGGAAAAGAAGCTAGAATAACACCTAAGACAAAAGGTTTTGAAAGTTATTTTGATGCACCTGTATTAGATGAAGTTGATGAATCAACATTAACTAAAATGAAAATGGGTGAAAATGATATATTACCTACAACTGAAGAGATAAATAGTTTTGCAGATTTTACACAAGAGGAGTTGGACGAACTTGAAGCAGGTGGTATAACCTCTGCTAAAAAAGAAGCGTCAGGTCTAACTGACAAGTTAAAAAAAATTGGAAAGACCGTAATTGACAAAGGTTCAAAAGTAGTGGCAGGTGCAATAGGTGTTGAAGCTTTCAGAGCTTTAACGACAGATCCTGCAGCTTTTGCAAAAGACGTAGTAATAGATACAGCACTAGAAAGAGGACTAGGAACAGGTCCGGGTGCTGTTGTAGGATTTAGTTTAGCTCCTACCAGAATGGGGACGGCTACTCTAGATAATTCTCAAGTGGGAGAATACACAAGAATACCTCTCGAAGAAGAAGAGGGATTTATAAACCAAAACCAAATAGGGAGACAATAATGGCTAATAAAACAACAGGCAATTATAACTACGGTGCAGCCTACATCATGGGTTCAGATAAAGTAACTATCGACAACCCAGAGGGTTCACAGCAGTTATACAGAGAAGGCATGGAATTTTCAACTGAAGTAAATCCAGATGCTTTACAAGTAGATATGCCAAAGAAACAAACCAAGCCAACTGTCGAAGCTTCACTTTTTAATATGGCTGATGACAGAAATTATACTGGTGGATTTAATTAATATAACATAAGAGTAAACTAATGGCTGATGAGAGTTTTCTTCAACCTGATGACGATACCCCTGTACCTATAAATAGTCCAGAAGAGCAAATGCCCGGATTGGCAGGGTTCGTTAAAACTAAGTTTGAAGACGCAGAAAACGGTAGACGCAACCATGAACTCAAGTGGTTACAATCTTATAAAAACTTTAAAGGTATATATGATTCTACAACACAATACCGTGATTCTGAAAGATCAAGAGTATTTATTAAGATAACCAAAACTAAAGTTCTTGCAGCGTACGGACAAATTGTAGACATATTATTTAGCAACAAAAAATTTCCTCTTGTTGTAGAGCCAACTCCTATGCCTGAAGGTATAGAGGAGTTTGCTCACAAAAAGACACCACTCGATGAACCTGAACCTATGTCTGATCCGTATGGATTTGAAGGTGACGGAAGAGAGTTGATGCCCGGAGCTATGTCTGCACGAGAACCACATAAGTTAGGAACTTATGGTAAAGAGTTTCCTGATATGTTAGCATCAGGTCCTGCAAAATTAGGTGAACCCCAACTAAAACCTGCACAAAAAATGGCGATGAATATGGAGAAATGTATTCACGATCAACTTATGGACAGCAACGCTGTTAATGTTTTTCGTAAAGCCATATTTGAATCAGCATTACTAGGGACAGGAATAGTTAAAGGCCCACTTAATTTCTACAAACGTGTACACAACTGGGAGATGAACTCTGATACTGGTAAAAAAGAATACTCTCCGTATGAGAAAGTCATGCCACGAATTGAGTACGTATCGCTTTGGGACTTTCATCCTGATCCATCTGCAACAAGCATAGAGGATTGTGAGTACGTCATACAACGACATCGTATGAATAGAATACAACTTCGTGGTCTTATTAAACGACCGTACTTTGATGCAGCGGCTATAGAAGAGTGTCTTGCAAAAGGTCCTAACTACGAAGATAAATACTACGAAGATACTATACGTGAAGATGATACCGAACCTTACTACCAAGAAAATAGATATGAAGTTCTTGAATATTGGGGCGTGATTGATAAAAAACTAGCTAGTGAGGTAGCACTAGAGGGTGCTAATCAAATGTCAGAGTTTGATCAGATTCAAGTCAATGTTTGGGTATGTGGTGGTATGGTTATTAGATGTGTAATGAATCCATTTACACCTGCTAGAATACCTTTTCAAGCTTTTCCGTTTGAGATAGATCCATATCAAATATGGGGTGTGGGTGTTGCAGAAAACATGGAGTACTCACAAAAGTTAATGAACGGTCATTATCGCATGGCTATTGACAACTTAGCACTTGCAGGTAATCTTGTGTTTGATGTAGATGAAGCAAGCTTAGTCCCCGGTCAAAACATGGATATATTCCCCGGTAAGATATTCAGACGACAGTCTGGTGTGACTGGCACAGCAATTAACGGATTAAAGTTTCCAAACACTGCACCAGAGAACATACAGATGTATCAGATATCAAGACAACTTGCAGATGAAGATACAGGTATACCATCTATACTACATGGACAAACAGGAG